TCTTTTACATTTGTTAAAAATCTTAAAATATCTATTTCAGTTATGCAACCTAATTTTAAAAATATTCTGATATAAGTAATTAAACTAAGATTATTTATTAAATTATAATTTGAAATATTAATATGATTTTTTTCAATTAATATTAATGATTCATTATAATCATAATTATCAGTATTTCCAAAATATATGTTTTTAGGATAATAGTATATTATTAATTTTGTATTTGATGGTATTATTGGTAAATATATTATACTATTCGTGTTTATTTTATTACTAACAAAATTTTTTATATATTCATCATATGAAATAATAATTTTTTTACTATTTTTCTTATCAGTTATAACTTCTATTTCTAAAAATTTTGATATACTTTTTATTATTTCATTAATAAAAGTATTATAACTGCTTATATCTTCAGCTTTAATCTTGTAATATATATTAGAATCAAAAATTTTAATCTCAGTTTTTATATTTGTTGAATAATTTGTAGCAATTAATAAATTATAAAAATTTTTATAAATAGCTTTATTTTTAGTATATAATTTATATGATGATATATCATTCAAATCTATTCTTATATAATCTATTATATTATAGTCAATACAATCAATAATGTTAAACATTAATTGATCATTAATTAATTGATTATTACTTAAACTATCCACATTAAAATAATAAACAAAACTATAATATAAATATTCTAAATACATATTATAATAATTATTAGTAGGATCCGTTTGAATATCTATCTTATTATTAAATTTAATCAAATTAAGAATAGTATTTTTATTTTTAAGAATATTTGCTGTCCAAATTGTTAAATAATTATAAATTTTATTATCAACAAAATTAATTTTTATAATTTCAAAATCTTTTATTTCAGCTTTACTATATTTATATTTTAATATATTATAATTATCATAAAATGATAATATATCAAAAGTTTTTGTATCAATTTGATCTACATAAGTTTTTAAAATTTCTAAATAATTTTTATTATTATAACTTAATTTAACAAGAGTATTTGTTAATAAATCACCACTAGGAGGTATTAAAAATGTTTGATAATTATTTAAATTATTTGAATCTTTTGTATTACTAAATTCTTTATTATATAATTCAACTGTTGTCATATAAAAATTAGAATATCTTCTATAAACAGCTTTAAAAAAGGATATATGAGGATCTTTATTTAAATATTCATATTCTGATCCAACTGATAATAACTGAATAAAACCACTTGGCATTTATTTTAATTATAATTAATTATTAAAATAATTATATATTTATACTAAAATATATAAAAAATTAAAAAATTAATAAGTATAAGCTAAACCTGCTATACCTCCAATTATTCTTAAAATATTATAGTTAGTTCCTATTATTTCTAAATTTAATTCATTTGTAATATTAAATTCATTAATATTTTTAAGTAAATTAACTTCTAAAGATATTTTTGGTATTCTGCTAAAATTACATGATCCAGATGGTTGTACTTCTAAAGGATTTAATGAAAATGAATATACATTAACTCCTAAAGATGGATTACAATTATAATAACTATATGGTTGAATATAATTATAATATTCGGATGTATATGATGCTAAAGAAACACCATTTAATCTCAATATAGAATAATTAATAGGATTATAAACTAATTTATTTTTATTAAAGAGTATTGATAAATCTTTATCAATTTTATTAAAATCAAAGACATTATTTTCAAATTGATTATTAATATTTGTTATAACATTAAAATAATCAACTAAATCAAATTTACTAAAATTATTATATAATAAATTAAGATAATTAATGTAATTATTATTATTAAAAGAATATATTAAAGGTAAATTAAGATAATATTTATCATACATTTTTTTATTTATAATATCAAAATAATTATAATTAGTGGTTAAGAACCAATATAAATCTTTACAACAATGAAAGAAATTTATTTCAAAAGATGAAGTATTTTGAACAACATCTTTATAAGATACATATTGTTGTTGTGTTATTAAATATTCATGTCCAGTTTGAGCAAATTTTTTCCTTTCAATAGCATCTAAATAAATATATTCAAGTAATGTTGTTATTTCTAGATTATTTGTAAATATATTTTCTTGTTCTTCTAAAAACTTTTCTATAATTCTTGTATTTAAATTTTTATTTATTGTTCCTTCTATAGTTAAATAAAATAACTGTGATAATTTTTTTGTTTTAATTTTTAATTGTAAATCATTATATTGTAGAGATACTAGTGGAAAAGATAAACCATAACTACTACTAAACCAAAATGGAAGTGGTAAATATAATACTATATTTAATTTATTTTCTATAGATGGTGTAATTATAGAATCAATATTTCCAATTAATTCATTATAGACATCTTTATTTTGATAAGCTAATTCACCATAAATATTATTATAATTATCACTTAATCTAGTTATTAAATTACTACCAATATAAATTTCAATACTTTCAAAAAGATAAATAGCAATCTTATCAACCCAAGCACCTTTAATACTGTAATTATTATTTACATAATTTTTAATTAAATTATAAACTTGAATATTTACTTTTTCAATTGTATTTATATTATCATAAACTGTAAATTTAAAACCTTCAAAACTTAATTGAATATAAGTATAATCACCATATAAAAATATTAATTCACCGTCTTCAATAGCATACATAGATGCATTTTTATAATAATCTACATTATTTTTAAAGAAATTAGTATTAATATCATTATTGTTTGAATAAATATAGTTAATTATTGTAAAATAATAATTAAATTCATCTGTAGTAAAATTATCTTGAATAATCTTATTATAATCTTTAATATAAGTTATATATGTTTTAGGATAGTTTTCAGAAAAATAAATTACTATAATATCTTAATTTATTTAGAAATTTTACAATATATTCAGAATAACTTATTAATAATAATATATCTTCTTGAATTGTGATATTATTCTCAATATTTAACTCTGTTTCAACTAGTATTATAAAATCCTTAAGACTAAAATTAGGTAGTTTTATTCTTAATATTATTTTACTTAATAAATCACCATTATGTTGTATTATTTGGGTTGATGTTCTATTAAATCCAACTTCATTGTCAAAACTTGTTAATATAAAATTTTTACCAAAATTTGTGTATCTTCTATATATTGTAGTAAAGAAGGTTATTTCAGGATTACCATTCAACATTATATCTTGATTACCAAAACTTACTATTTGTATTAATCCTCCAGTCATTTAATTTAATATTCTTTTATATATTTTTCTACTTTAAAATTTAAATAAATAAAATTTAAAATTGTTTAAAAATATATACTATAAATAATGAATAATGAATAATTTAAATTTATGTTTAGGTATAGATTTTGGCACTACTAATTCATGTTTATCTGTTTGGCACAATAATAAAAATATTATTATTCCTGATATCGATGGTTCAAATACTATTGCTTCTGTTATTGAAATTAATGATAAAAAAAAGATTATTGGTAAAGAAGCCTATATGAGAAAAAATATTTTTGAAAAAACAAATATTAATAATACAGAAAATAAATCTATTTTTCTTGTTTATGAAATTAAGAAATTATTAGGTAAAAAGTATAGTGAATTGAATAAAGAAATGTTAGAAATGCTTGCTTATAATATAGTAAGTGATGAAAACGATTATGTTAAAATTTATAATGAAACAGATGATAGTTTCTTTTATCCAGAAGAAATCGCGACACAATTATTTATGTCCTTTAAACATAAATCTGAAATTTATTTATCTAAAAAATTTGATTGTGATACTAGTATAAATATTAAAGATGCTGTTATATCAGTTCCAGCTTATTTTAATAAAAATCAAAGAGAAATAATTAAAAAATGTGCTGAAATGGCTAATCTTAACATTCTAAGATTAATTAATGAACCAACCGCAGCAGCATTATGTTATGGTTTAGGTAAGAATATGTCAAAAAGTACTAATGTACTTGTATATGATTTTGGAGGAGGAACATTAGATATTAGTTTATTAAACATATCAGAAGGAGTATTTGAAGTTTTAGGTTCATGTGGTAATTCAAATTTAGGAGGTTCAGATTTTGATAGAGTAATAATGGAATATTGTATAA